ATGAGCCGCGGCGACTGGATCAGCTTCGCGGAACTCTGCCGGCGGTGCCCGGAAAAAAGTGCCCGCACCTTGCGGCGCATGGTGGCGGGCCGGCAGCTTTCGTCGCGGCAGCGGTGTGCGCGGGGCAAGTTGGAGTTCAATTGGCACACGGTGCAAGGGGAACTCGCCGCTTTGGAGAACCCCGGCCGGCTGACGCCGAAGCCGGTGGCCGATCACGCCGAGCAAATGCGTGAATTCGCGCACTTGGTTGCTAGGGAACTTGCCGACGAAATCGTTTCCGGGGTCGTGAAACACGTCACGAGCGAGGTGGCGAAGCATCTGCAAAAGGAGGCGGCCGCATGATTTCGGCGCTCATCCACACGGAGCTCGGGCTCGACGTGCGGCGCGTGGCGCGTGATTGCCCGGCGATCGCGGACCGGGAGTGGTGCGAGCCGCAGAGGAGACAGGCGCAATTTACAGCAGGGTGGCGCAGACTGGAAGCGCGCGAGGCTCCTAACTTCGAGGTCGCCGGTTCAAATCCGGCCCCTGATCCCAATTTCCCGGTGATGCCATGAAGTATATCATCTTCACCGCCACCGATGGCATGCCGCACTTCGTGAGTTTCGCGGCGCCTGACCTACACGACGAAATCGCGCGGATGTACGCCGCCAAAGGCTGGAAACCGCGGTCCGCGGGCTTTGTCGAATTTCTCGGCCTGGGCAAGGTGCGCTGCTTCGGATTCAGCGATTCCCTGCTGATGGGCCCGGACCAGCGCGATGATTCGCTCATCGAGGTCCTGATGAGCGCGACCTTGCGCATCGCACCGCAGACTCCTTCCGCCGGAGGTGAGTCGTGAACGATTCCGTGGTCACTTCGCGGCGGCTCTACGAATTGATCACGGAGGCGCAGGCGCGCATCGGGATCTTCCAGATCGCCTGCGATCTCGAATTTGGACTGCAGCGGCGGTGGAACGGTGAATGCGAGACCTACACGCCGGCCGGACTCGAGGAGATGGCCATCCGGCTCGAGGCCCGGGGATTCACCGCGGCCGCGGCGATCGTCCGAAGCGAACTCGCACGCCTGGTGGAGGCACCGCCGGCGGCCGTGCACAAGCACCGATCGCACCTGCCCTACAAAGATGCCGATGACGAAGCACTCTTCAGTGCCGCAGCGGCCGCGAAGCAGGATGCGGGCAAAAAAACACCTTTCATTGACGAAGGTGAACCAGGACCAGGAGCATGAAGGCCACGGCATTCGGCTACGGACAGGTGGAATTGCGCCCCGATGCGCTGCCGGCGCCGCTCACGCCGATCGGGCGGTCCGCCGAGATCGTACCCTTGGGTGATGGCCGGCACGGCCTCACCGTCGACGGGCAATGCTACGGCGTGGCCGCCCGGGCGGAGCTGCTCGAGCCCGCGCAACGGCTGCTCGGAGGTGCGTCATGAAGGGCACGAGCACCACCGGGATGATCTGCCTCCTGATTGGCGCCTTCATCGTCTTTTGCTGGGTGCTGGTTCTGGAGGCCTTCGCGGGGGGGGCGCTGGATGGCAGCCTTGAAGGTCAGGCGAGCTGGTATGGAGGTCCGCGTTACCAGGGCCGGCCGATGGCCAATCGCGAGCCGTTCGACGAACGCAAGCCGAGCGTGGCGTCACGGGATTGGCCGCTCGGCACGGAACTTTGGGTGTGCTCCGGCGATCGGGCCATCCGTATATTCGTCACCGACGTCGGCCCGGCGAAACCCCTGCGCCGGAAAGGCCGAATCATCGACCTGAGCAAGGCGGCATTCGCGGCCTTATTGCCCGAGGGAGTAACGCCCGAGGACGTCGGCCTGATCGACGTGCTCGTCTGGCCGGTGGGAAAGCATTCATGAAGGCCTCAAGCCAAAATTCTACGCCGGCGTTCGCGGCCGGCGATGACCTCACCGTGCAACAGCTCGGGAAATGGGAAGCCTACGGCGGCCGGCTGCAGCCGTTTCTCTCATCGCTGCTTTTCAATGCCGGCGAGAGCGGGGCGCTGGTCGATGAACTCCGGGCGCGCCAGCACGAACTCAGCATCCTTTTGCGGAGAGAACCAACCAACAACGGAGAAACCCATGTCTGAGACAGCGACCCTCGAACCCCCGGTAGTCGAAACGACACCGGAATTGATCGTGAACAGATTCGACGCCGACGGCATCTGCCAAGATCCCGAAACCGTGAAGGTGCTCATGCCGAAGGGCTACACGTGCCTGCTCTACTTGGCCGTGGATCCTGATGGCGGATGGCGCCATGGCTGCGACTGCAGCGGGTCTAATGGCAAGGAGCCGCTCGCCAGCATGGCCCGACTCGAACGGCCGGCGTTCATAGACCGCAGGCAGGCGCTGCGCATGGCGATGCAGGAAGCTATGGACTATTTCGTCAAGAATCGGAAGGCGTCGAAGGCGGTCAAGGCGCTGGAGACCTTCTATGCGGCAAATCTCACGACGGAGGAAGGTTCGCCGGCAAACCTTTCGACAGACTCAGGGCAGGCACCCCCGGAAGGCATGGAGACCGGGCCCGCGCGCGGTGAATTCGCCGAGATCCCGGTGGCGGCGATTTCGCCGAATCCCGCCAACCACCGGAAACACATCGATCCTGACGAACTCGCGGCACTCGCCGAGAGCATCCGCCTCGAAGGGTTGCTCCAGCCGATCGCCGTGCGCGAACTACCGCACGAGGAGATGCCCGCTATAGCCGATGCCGCGCCGCCGGCGCCGCGCTACGAACTCATCCTCGGCGAGCGCCGCTGGCGCGCGCATGAATTGCTCAAGGCCGCATCGATCCAGGCGAAAGTTTACCGCAGCATCAGCGCCGGGCGGGCGAAGGTGCTCGCCCTCATCGAAAATCTGCAACGGGTTAACCTCAATCCGATCGAGGAAGCCGAGGGCTATGCCGATCTGGCGGAGGAAGGCTTGCAACAGGACCAGATTGCAGAGCGCGTCGGCCGCAGCCGGCCGGCCGTGACCAATGCGCTGCGCCTGCTCAAACTGCCGGCAGAGGTCATCGCCTATATTCGCACCGGGAAACTCACGCCGGCGCATGGCGTGGCGATCCTGCGGTTCGATGGCTGGCCGATCCATGAGCGGGTGATGGGCGATCTGGCGATCCGGGACAAGGTCCGCGCCGGCGATATGGAGCGCGGCGTGCCATTCGCATATGAATTGGAACGCGAAGGCATCGCCGTGCAGATCCAGAACTGGCAGAGCCCATACAAGGTAACCGACAAGCTCAAGAAGCACCCGGCATATTTCTCGATGGGCGAGGGCGACTGGGCTTGCTTCGATCCCAAGCATTGGGCGGCCGAGTGCGAGGAACGCCAGCGCCAGGCGGCTCTGCGGGAAGAGGCGGCACAAAGGCGCCGCGAGGAGGAACTGGTGACGATGGCGAAGTCAAAAAAGAAGCAGCTCGTGCTCAACGAACTGGCGACGGCCACCTACCGGAAATTTGAGGACGACCAAGCCCCGCTCAATGAGCTACTGCCTGACGAGAAAAAGGCGGTGGCGAAGGATTTTGACGGGTCGCGGGTGACGATCGCGACCGATGTGGAGCTGGCGGACCGGCTCAAGGCCGCCTGGGGGCGGGTGATCAAGAAGGATCGGCGCGCCAAGGTGCCGGATCTCGAGGCCAGGGTGCGGAAGAAGATCGCGGCGCTCAAGAAAGTCGGGCCGCGGGAGATGGCCTGGCTCGTCTACCTGATCGCCACCCACGAAGGCCGTAACATCAATCTTGATCTCGACAGCGAGGCGGCGGACCGCGCCGGCGTGAAGCTGCCGAAGCTGCTCAAGGAACTCGAGGATCGCCAGTGTGGCGAATCGATCACGGCTTGGGAGGAACGGGAGAAGAAAAAACGCTCGATCTATCATGCCTTTGCCGCGATGGATGCGGCCGATCTCGTCAAGGTCCTGATGGAAGAGACCCTCCCGAAGGTCCTGGCTGAGCTGATCGAGCAGGGTCCGGACTGCATCGCCGCCACGATGCTCCGCTGGTGGCTCGATAGTGACACGCTCTGGCTTCTCGAGGAGACGGACGAAGGCAAGGCCGAGCTACTCGACCAGGTTAAAAACGCGCCGTGGTACAGGGCAGAATTCTCCAGCCCGCAGCCCGGCGACATCATCGAGTGGGAAAGCAACGGCGGGATGATTCAGGGCGTGGTCGTCACGATCGCCGAATACACCAAGGTAACAAAGGGGTCCTGGGACTGGACTGACGCTACGCCAGTCAAGGCCACGAAGCCGAGCGAAGCAGGCGCCGCGGCCTACCATGTGATCGAAACCAAGGCGTTGAAGATCGTTGGCGACGGAGAGGAGGAGGCATGAAGATCTACGTCGCGAGCAGTTGGCGGTGCGAATCTCAGCCCGGCGTGGTCCAGGCACTTCGCTCGGCGGGCCTCGAAGTCTATGATTTTCGTCACCCGGCGCCGGGCAATGACAGCTTTCATTGGTCGGACATCGATCCAAAATATGAGGCCTGGAGCGCACCTGAATACCGGCGGCTGCTGGATCATCGGTTGGCGATGAAAGGCTATGCTCTCGATTTTTCCGCCATGGAGGCGGCTGAGGCCTGCGTCCTGGTGCTTCCCTGCGGCCGCAGCGCGCACCTGGAGGCCGGTTACTTTGTCGGCGCCGGCAAACCGCTCGTCATTTTGCTGAATCACAAGGTCGAGCCGGAGCTCATGTACAAGATGGCATACGGCATCGCCTGCAATCTCAGCGAGGTCATCGAGTGCCTGGCAATCTACAAACTCAAGCGGCCGGCATTGCGGGATCAGATGGAACTGCTGGATGCGCTCCGTCAATCGCCTGGCGCAGTGCTCGCGCTTCGCGAGCGTTTGCGGCAGATCCGCGGCGAGGGCTTCACGCCGGCGCGGGACGATGAGACCTACCAGTTCAACGAACTGGCCATCGCCGGCGTCTGCTACGCCGATACGGCGATCGTACAGGCGGAACAGCTTCGTGCGCAGGGTGGAGTCCAACCCTTGCCACGGTTCTTCATCCATAACCGCTGGCCATGGAGCCGCGCTTGGTGGAAGCCGCGCGGCCTGGTCCGCAACCTCGAGCGCGCGTGCGCGCTACTGATCGCGGAACTCGACCGTGTATTGCGGCTGCTTGACAAGCTCGGGGCGGCCGCCGACGCCGGCGCGGAGGAGGACAAATAAGCAATCTCACCATGGAAATCATCTTCGAATATCACCCAAACGAATTTGCCGTCTGGCCGGCGCTCATGATCGAACGCGGCGAGGCGGACATGACCCACGAGCCGGAGGGGATCAAGTTCACCCTGGCCCTCTTCCTTTGGTCCGTGGCGGTTTCGTTCGAGTAGACCGCCTCTCTTTTTTTTGCCCACAAGGCCTTGTGGTCGGACCCCGACCCAACCCCAACCCATGGTATCCCGCTGATGGCCGAACGCTCCGCAATTGCGGCATTGACCGAATCGAGAGACGCCGAAACGGCGAAGGCCTACCTCACGATTGTCGAACGCGCGCGCGAGCGGTACCGGGCGACCGGGGTGGCCCACGTCGGCGGTGAGCGGCGGCGATGCCGCACGGAAGGGCCCACCAGTCGCCAGCGTTTGCCGGCGAACATCGATGCGCTGATGCGGCCGCTACTGGAGGCCGGTTGGACGCATATCCAGGTGGCCGCGAAGTTGGGCATCAGCGTATGCAGTGTGTCCAGTCGTTCCCGCGGGATGGGGATCCGGAGGCGATGAGCGCACGCGCAACATTTTTTCCACGCAACCCATGAAAATATTCCAACTCAACGACTGCGACTGGGTCATGGCCAACAATCTCGAAGAAGCGATCAAGACGCTCATCGAGGAGACGGGAACCACCCGTGAAGAGGCCTATGACGAAGCGGTGGCCCATGAGCTCACCGATCAAGAACTCGATATGATGAAGTTCACCGACGATGACGAGGCGCGCGGTGATGGATCGTTACAAACGATGGCGGTGACGCGCACGTTCAAGCAGGAAATGGCCCGCCGGAAGCAGGTGTCGCAGTTCTTTGCCTCAACCGAATTCTGAGCATGCGGCGCGCAAAACAGATTATTGCTCATATCGCCGGCATCCGCCGGAGCCGGCTGGACGGCTTGGTGGTCCGTATGTACGCCGACTATCAAACAGGCCTGACGCTGGCCGAGGTCGCCAAGAAACACGGCCGCGATGGCAAGAATGCAGCGTCGGCAATCTGGGTTCTCTTTCGCAACCGCGGCCTGAAGATGCGGAAGCGGCATAGCTCATCGAGTCATGCACGAGGAGGCCTCAAAACGCGTGCCCGTCTCGATACATTGGTAGGTCGCATGTATGATGATTACCGCCGGCCGATATCCCTCTCGGCCGTGGGCCGCAAATACCGACGCACCGCATCAGCGGTGGCCGGCTTATTCGAATGCCGCGGCCTCGCGCTTCGTCACGACTCTACAAACCCGAACGCCGAACATAATCCAGCGACGGGTTGCTACCTGCCGCTGATCCCAAAGACCGACCGGGAAATCGATCAAATGATAGCTGGCATGTCGCGAATCCAGATCCCGGCCGCCTTGCGCGAAGAGTGGCGCCATTGGTCGCTCGAACGGCGCGGCCAGTTCATTGCTCGGCTGCGCAAAAAGTTGAATCTGCCGGGCGATCGTCCTGCGACACCATTTTCAGCGAACGTCGAGCCTTTCGATTATGCCAGTCCGCGCGCGCATGAAATCACGAAGCGGATGAACGCCGGCCGCAACTCGCAGACGAAGGCCGGAACAATTCGCCTCTGCAGCCAGGGCGTGATCTGGCGCGGCCGGCTGTTCTTTTGGGCGCAAGAGCATGCCGGCGGCGCCTATTACATCGGTCCGTGGCGCAAGGACGGCGGCCGGCCGTCGTTGCACCATCTGATCTGGGAGGATCACCACGGCCGGCCGGTGCCCGCGGGGCACGTGGTCCGTTTCAAAGACGGCAACCGCAACAATCTCGATCCCGCCAATTTCACACTCGCGACCAGGAACGACGTCGCGCGCGAAAATCAGGCCGCGGCGCTCCTAAAAAAGTCCCGCGAGGACACCGCACTTTTGCTCGGCAACTCTCAACGAAAGAATCCCTCCAATGGTCACAATATCACGATCAAACGGCTGCGCCGGGCGAGTTGACGAGATCCGGCGGATTGTGCAAAGCGCCAAGGCGCGCGGATCCCTCCGCGACGCCATGACGGCCGCGCCGATCGAGAAGAATGGCCAGCCGGTGACGAGCCTGGCCACTTTACGAACGCAATGGATGGACGTGGATCCGGCGACCGCCAAGCAATGGCTCGATAATAATCTTCGGAACCGTCCCCTCAAGGATGACGTGATCCAGGCCTATGCCAGGGATATGCTCAATGGCACCTGGGTGGCCACGCACCAGGGCGTGGCATTCAACGACCGCGATGAGCTGATCGATGGCCAGCATCGGCTGCGTGCGATCGTGCTGAGCGGCTGCACGGTCAAGATGATGGTCACCTTCGGCCTGCCCTCGGAGATCAAGGGCAAGGAGATGACGACGATGGATGCCGTCGATCGCGGGGCCTGCAGGTCGGTGGCCGACCAACTCTTACTCCAACATGGCTTCCGCAATGCCGGCATCACGGCCGCGGTCTGCCGATCACTCGCTGCATTGTGCTCCGGAGAAAAAACCCGCCGGCTGAGCGTCGGTCAGACGCTGGAAATCTACCGTGTATTCGAGGAGCCGGTGCGCTTCGTGATCGACGGCCGTGTCAAGGAACATGGACTCCGCCAGGCCGGCCTCCTTGCCGGCTTTGCCTTCGCGATCGCGGCCGATCAGGGCGCGCGGCCGCTCTATGCCATCCTGCTCGCCGGCGACGGCCCGGCGGCAAAGAAAGGCTCTGCGCTGGGGCATCTGCGGAGGTTCCTCCTTTCCGACGAAGCGAAGTTGCTTAACCGCGGCACCGATCGCGGGCTGGCGGAGTTGGTGCTCCAGGCAATCCACCTGGAGCGCAAGAGTCAGACGATCTGGAAGCTGGAGCCTGCACCTGAAGGCGCGAATCGCTACCGGACGGCGCAGCCGGACCGGGTCGAGAAAATCGCGGCGCTATTCCGCCTGCCGAAGCCAGCGAAAGCTACATGACCATCCTCGAGGCAGAGCGGATCCGGATGCCGTTTGGCAAGCATCGCAATCTCACGCTGGCGGAGATCGCCGCGGTGGACGTGCTCTACTTGGACTGGCTGGCCGGGCTGACGAATCTCGATGCCTACCTGCGCGAGGCCATCGACTTGCTCTGCAAGAAACACGAACGCGCGATCGACAAGGCCATGGAGACAGGCGGCCGGCGCGAATACAGCGACCGCCGCCAGGGGAGGCTTTTCGGATGAGCATCGAGCACAACGACGATCTGGCGCGCGCCAAGGATGCGCTGACGATCTTCCGACTCTGGGAGGCGGCCGCATTGCCCGGACCCGTGCCGCAGCATGATGGGATGTATCGAAGCCCGTTCCGGGAGGAACGCACGCCGAGTTTTTCGATCACCAAGGGCGGCCGCGTATGGTGCGACTTTGGGGGCGATGCCGCGGCCAAGGGCGGTGTGTGGGAATTTGCGCAGCGATGTCCCTGCTGGGCCGGCGCGGCGAACGACAATGCGGCGATGGCGAAGGTGCTGATCGAGGTATCGGGCATCATGCCGACGCGCCCACGAGCTGCTGGCGCCGGCGAGACGGCCGCGCCGGCGGTGGATCCGCGGCTCGAGCGGGCGGCAAAGACGATCGAGCGGCGCGAACGGCTGAGCCAGGCGGTGGACGCCGCCTACGCGCGGCGCGAAGCGGCACTGCGGCCGGGCGTGGAGTGGCGCTTTCTGCCAGCGTGGCCCGTTTTCGTGGCAGAACGTTATGACGAGGGGAGATCGGTGCTGTTATCCGACGCCAGGCGGGCAAGCGAGCTGGCCAAAGCTCGTGGCTGGCCGGAAGAGTGGGTGTGGGAGCTGCTCGATCGAGAATTGCTGAGTTGTCCTTGGGAGCGCTGGTCGGATCCGGCCGATCAGCATGCCCGCCGGCAGAAAGCCTTCCGGGTGGATTTCCCGGTGGTCGACCAGGTGGGCAGCGAACTGACCGTGAACCTGCAGCCGGTGGGTTATCACCAGCGCATGTATATTCCGGCCCGGGGCGGCGAACGGGAGCGCAAGCAATGGATTTTCGTGCCGAGTTTTCCCAAGGAAGCGGCGCGATCGGAATTCGAACGCAAGATCGTGTGCTGCGGCCTCGAGCGCGGGCTGAAATACGAGCCGGGCGAGGGCGGCATGCGCGCGACGTTCCTGCCGCCGCTGCCGTTTGTGCTCGGCGATCTGCAGCGGCCGCGGCTGCTGGTCCTGCTCGAGGGCCAATGGGACGCGATCACGTTTTTCGGAGCCTGCGGATGGTTCCATGACACGACGCCGGCGTCGGGCGTGGCAGTGTTCGGCATCCGCGGCGTGCAGGGCATGGACGTGTTCCTGGCCTATTGGAGCCGCTGGCTGCGCTGGCACAAGCCGCTGGCATGGGTGATCGCACAGAACGATCCGGCGTCGCTCGCCTGGCGTCAGGCGCCGGTAGTGCAGCCGGGCGAGCTGCAGGTGCCCAGCCTAGCGGACCGGCTGGCACATGCGGGCTGCCGTGACGTGAAGCTGAGCTGGTTGCGGCCGAATCCGACATGGGGGAAGGATTTCAATGACTATTATCGCGCCGGGCGGCCGACGCTCGAGGCAATGTGGCGCTGGATGGACCGGGTGGGCGTGACTGGCGCGAACGGAGGCTGGGCATGAGCGACGTCGGCGAAAAGCCTGACGACGGGAAAGTCGTGCCGTTTCCGGGCGCGGTCGCGTCGACGGCCGCCGCGGCCGTAACCGATGCCGGTCCGGCGCCGGCGCCTGTTGGTGAGGGAGTGAGTGATAAAAAATTGCCGGCGGTGGCGTCGAATGTGGAAGAGAAAACCGGAGAGGCGAAAAAGTCTTCCACCGTGCCGGAGGATCCTATTGCGGCGTTCGAGACCAAGGCGGGGCTCGACGAATACTGGTATGAGGAGACGTCGGCCCGATTCTGGCTCGTGAACGAAGCCGGGGCATGGGTGGATTTGTCAGAGGGCGGCTTCAAGCGGCACCTGAAAAAGAAAGGCCTGCGCGACAAGGCGGCGCCGGCGGCCGTGGCGGCCGGCAAGCCGATCAGCGAGATGGATGAGGCGCTGCATCGCGTGGAGACGGAGCGCCGGGTGGTATTTGCCGGCCTCGTGGCGGGCTACCGACGCGGGTTGCATCTCATCACCGGGCGGCGCGTGCTGGTGACGGAGGATCCGGTCATCATCGAGCCGGTGGCGGGGGAGTGGCCGATGCTGCAGGAGTTTTTCAAGCGGCTGTTTTTGGGCAGCGAGCCGACGGGCGAAGAAGGCAAGGTGATCGAGATCGATCAGCGGCCGCGGATGTACGCCTGGCTGCAACACGCTGCGCAGTGCTTTTATGGAGGGCTGACGGATCCGGGGCTGGCATTGTTCATCGCCGGCGAACGGGAGGGCGGGAAGAGCTTTTATGCACGCATCCTGCGCTGGATCCTCGGCGGAAGGGTGGGGCGGCCGTACGACGCGATGATCGGCCGCGATCAGTTCAACCGCGATCGTGTCGAGGCCGTGCTGCAGCTCATCGATGACGACAACCAGGCGGATACGCGCATCGAGGCGCGCCTGAAGTTCGCCGGATCGATCAAGCAGTTTGTGGCAAACAACGAGTACCGGCTGCGCACGATGCATCGCGATGGGTTTTCGATCGAGTCGCTCGCGCGGCTGGTGGGCCTGGTGAACCTGCAGGCGAGCCGGCTGATGGTGCTGCCACCCCTGGACAGTGACATCACGGACAAGCTGATAATTTTCAAGGGATACAGGACGCCGCCGCCGGCGCGGTCGATAACGGCCGACACGCCGGCGGAGGAGGCCTGTTGGCCGGCGCCCATGCCCACGCGCACGATCGAGGAGAAAAGGGCTTATCGCGCACGGATGAAGGGCGAGCTGCCCGCGTTCCTTTGGTGGTTGTTGAATGAGTTCAAAATGCCGTCGTCGGTGTCGGGCGGGCGCTTCGTGGTGCGGAGCTGGGTGCATCCCCAAGTGGAGGCCATGCTGCATGAGTTCAGCCCGCACGTGCGGCTGTGGCAGCTCATCGTGCGGAGCAGGGTCATCTTCGAGGAGTTCAAGGGCGATGGGAACACCGCGCCGGACTGGGTTCGACGTCCGGAGTGGAAGGGCACGGCCACCGATATGGAGCGCGTACTCAAGAATGAGCCATCGAAACTGACAATCGATGAGCGCCGCGAGGTCAAGGTGGCGGCCTGGCTGGGACAGAGCCTCCAGGCATGCGCCGAGCACTTCGGTGAGGAGCACTGCCAGCTGACGCGCGGATCGCGCCGGATCTGGGTGTTGCGACCGATGAAGGACGACTTGGAGGGGTTGGATTGACCATGAATACGACGGCATTGACGGCATACGTCGGCATGCATGGCCGCTACTCACTTACGGAAACAAGCGGGCGGGCGCGGGTTTACGCGATTAACGACGGCATGACGGCAAGAGGGGGAGTTTTCGCACATACGCGCGCGCGTGTACTTGGGTGTGCTCGCGAAATGATAGAGATATGCTGTCGTGCCGTCGTAAGAGAGGGTTTCAGCAGTGAAAGCATGGCATCGTGTGGCTGGATCGATGCCGACGTATGCCGTCAATGCCGACGGTGGGGTGCCTGACCATGCCGGAACGCAATCGAGCACAGTCAGAGGAGCAACAGGCCGGGCAGATCGAGGAGGCCAGCCTCGCCACCTGGCGTCATCCGGTCGACGAGATCGAACCCGAGTCAGGGCAAGACACCTACTTGGCGCTGTTGGGTGGCAACACCGATGCTGCCGATATCTTCCGTCGACTGTTCGTGATGTGCCTGCCACCCCGCACCTACAGTGATCTGCGCCATGTGCGTGGGGCGTATCATCGTATGGTTGCCCTGGCCTTCACTGTGGCACCGGAGGTGTTCGAGGGGCGCACCGCGAAGACGGTGGCTCAACAGTTGGGCATCACACCACGTTGCTTCATGGATCACCTGGCAGAGGTGGCTCGCATGATGCGGCAGCGTCGTGAGGCGGCCGTCAAGGCGACGGATGGATTGTAAAAAAAGACGGGTCCTTTTTACGGTCCCCACCCGTCTCAGGTTCCGCGTGATTTTTCAGGTTCTCCGAGTGAGGTGATCAAAAATCTAGGTTAACTTTGCCTTTAGTGAAAGATGGTTCACGTCGCGCCCCTTAACTGAGGGCCATGAGTGAAGAAAAACCGATCCGAAACGCTGACCTGGCGCGACATTGGCGCTGTTCACCGGCCTATATCACCAAGCTGAAGCATGCGGCGAGCGCCGGCGGGAAGGGCATGCCTGATTTCACGAGCCTCGAGGAGGCCGACACCTGGCGTTCCGTGCACGCTCCGCCCAAACCCGGGAATCATCCTTCGTTGAATGGGGACCATGGAGGGGGAAAAAATTCGGACATTGGTTCCACCACAACTGGCAAGGACAAACCAAGAGGGCTAAGCGACAAAATCATCGACATCGCGCAGTTCATCCGGAGCGGAAAAAATTTCGAGAGCATGATGATCGAGGACGCCGAGCACGTTCCGCAGATCGCCTTCGGATTATTCGAGCTCGCGAGCAAGGAGGGCAACTCATCGGAGATCTCCGCGGCGAGCAAGAACTGGCACGAGTGCTCGAAAGCCGCGGCGGCGGTCCGCAACGAGTTTCTCGACCTGCAGGAACGCACCGGGGCGCTCATCTCACTCGATGAAACGATGGACGTCATCGGCATGGAGCTGCAGGCGGTCCGCGGAGGCCTGCTCAAACTCGGCGAGCGGCTGGCCAATCAGGCAAACCCGCAGGATCCCGCGCTCGCGCGGCGCGTCATCGACCTCGGGGTGGATGGGATTTTCCGGCAGATCGAAGCCGTGGTGGAGCGGGCGGGGGTGGCCGCAGGTTCGCCGGTAAACATTCCCTCAGTCGGGGCGATACGGGCGGGGGTCGCATCGTGAATGGCTCGCGGGTCATCTGCGTCGATTTCGACGGAGTCCTATGCCGCCGCGCCGGGCCATGGCGCGGGGCCGGGCACGTCGAGGGAGAACTTATTCCCGGCGCCGCTGAGGCGTTGATCGCCTTGCTGGATCGATATCGCGTGGTGATTCACACGTCGCGCGCCCTGGTCCCGGAAGGAAAGCAGGCGGTGCATCAATGGCTCATAAAACAGGGATTGGGCGGCCTCTACGTCAATGTCCAGGGGGAAAAACGCTGGGCCCGGAACTATGTGGATGATCGCGCGGTTTGTTTTCGCGGGGACTGGCGGGCGACGATCCGCGAGATCCGGAATTTCACGCCATGGACGGAGATTGAAGCGGGGCAGGGTGGGGCGGCGCCGGAGGCTGTATCATGATCGCGACCGCTGCCGGTGTACGATTCCGCGCGTTCGTCCGGTCCTTCTTTCGCTACGAAGAACGCCTCACGCCCTCGCAATGGGTCGAACGCCATGTGCGGTTGCCTCCCGGCAAACAGGAGACGGAGCCCGGCCGGGTCAGTTTCAAAACGCGGCCCCATCTGCGCGAGCCATTGGACAGCTTCGCGGACCCCACACTCACGGATATCGTGATCGTCAGTTATACGCGCGGCGGCAAGACATTCGTGTTGCGCATGGTATTCTGCTGGTCGGTCGCCGGCGATCCTGCGCCCATGCTTTGGATCGATATCGATGAGGATAAGGCCAAGGACATATCTAAAAAAGAGATCCAGCCGCTCATCGAATACAATGAATGCCTGCGGGCCCGGAAGCCTGCCAATCGCCACAATTTCACGGATCTGCGCATGCTCTTTCCGGCGGCTGCCTTTACCATGGGTGGTGGTCAGGCCGTCAGCCAGGTGGCCGGCGATAACGTCAAGCGCATCCTCGGCAACGAACTCGATAAATGGCACGGGAAAACCGACAAGGAGGCTTCAATCCCCGAGCTCGCTCGCCACCGCACGGAGAGCTTCGATGACGAGCGCAAACATGGCTGGGGCTGCACGCCGACGATCGAGGAAATGCCCACCTGGCAATATCACAACCGCGGTGATCAGCGCCGTTGGTTTGGCCCCTGTCCGCGCTGTGGCACATTTCAGCAACTTGTCTGGCGCGATGAAACCACCGGCGCCGGCGTCGTCTGGGATCCGCAGGCAAGAATAGCCTCTGGCAAATGGGATTTCGCCCGCGTCAAGGCCTCCGCGCGTTATTCTTGCGTCAATACCGCCTGCACCGCGCACGATTCTGATGGTACTCGCGGCACCGGTCTCAATGACGACGAACGCCGCGCCCTTATCCAGGATGAGCGTGCTCACTGGCGCCCCACGGCTATCGGCCAGCCTGGCTGGCGTTCCTACCAGTTCAACGGCCTCTATGGGCCGAAGAAATCCAACAACTGCGGCGAACTTGCCGTCGATTTCCTCTCCGCGCGCACGACCGGCTTTTATGCGGACCGGCAGGATTTCTGGAATTCCCGCATGGGCCTGCCCTGGCGCGATGAAATTACCCTCATCACCGCCAAAAAATTTGCGGACCGCGAGAAATCGCCTGGCGGCCAGAGCTATCTGCGTGGCGAGATGCCCGCCGGCTGGCGCCCCAACGTCGTCATCATCGGCGCCGACGTGCAGGCCAACCGCCTGCCCTATGTTGTGGCCGCGGCCGACTGGGCCGGCAATGCCTGTACTATTGATCACGGTGATGCCCCCACCTGGAAGGACCTGGAACAGGTGCAGAACGATTACCGCAAGCTCGGCGCCACTTCCTACGTCATCATCGATATCAATTATGAGGATCGCCGCGCCGAAACGCTCGAGCAGATCTATTTCCGGCGCGACCGCGGCTGGTATGGCGCCGAGGGCGTCGAGTTCGCCCGGGATCTCGTGCGCCTCGAGCACGCGAACGTTTACGCCGGCGGCAAACTCCAGGGCAAACGCGAGGATGAGCAACATAAGATCGTCAAGCTCGTCATCTCGACCTACCAGTTCAAGGTCGAGCTCGAGAAGCGGTTCGCCGGCAAGATCGCCAACTGGTTTTCCTACCAGCTCCCGCTTGCGGCCGAGGACCGGGAACGTGAAGAGCAGGCCGACTACTATGCGCAGCTCCTCGACGAACGCCGCGTGCCGCGCCGGATCCGCATCTCGGGCAAGCCGCCGTTCGAATTCAAGGCCCGCACAAAAAACAACCATTTCTTCGACGGCTGGGTCTACATCCTCGCGCTTTTCTGGGTGCTGCAAAAGAAGCACAGCTTCGCCGCCCGCAAGCGCCTCGCCGCGGCCGGCGAGACGCGCAAGGTCATCGAGGTCAAACGATGATTGAATGAATACGATGAATCTCTACACCGCACTTTCGATTATCCGCAGTTGCGCAGTAGCTTCACAGCAGGCTCGATCACCTCAGTTTCTGACTGCGCTCAAGGTGATCGATAGGAAACTCGTTGGCTTAGAACGTAAGCGGGCATGGCGAAATTCACCAGGAGGCACTATCCCACGCCATATGTTTGAACCCCGCCAAACGATACCCGACTGCGCTGCAATCGTCGGGACGGAGATACCTGTCCCCAAGGGATAATCGCCTAATCGAATGAACGTCGGCATATGACGGTATGACGGCACACGGTTCATCCCGCGCCCCTTTAGTGTATGCCCACAGACACCGGCGGCGAAACCATCGGCGAGCGGCTCACCCGTCTGCGCGCCGAGCTGACGCGCGTGCGCGCCACCATCGCGCGCCACGAGACCAGCGGCGCCTCCTTCAACATTTCCGGCACGGAGGTCACCCAGATCTCCTACGAGCGCGCCCTGACGCGCGCCGAGCGCCTTGAAACCCAGATTGCCGGCCTCGAGGCCCGCCTGGCCGGCAGCACGGCGCGGCCCGGCCTGGCCCAGCTCGCCAACAAGCTCGATTGACCGCCATGCCCGCCGCCCTTTCCCAGCCCCGCAAGGTCATCAATCTCACGGCGTATTACGACGCCGCCGAGACCACGAGCAAGGGACGCGACTGGGGCTACTTCACGGCGGCCATCTCCGAGGATTTCTATTTCCAATCCGGCACCCGCCTGCTCGCGCTGGGCCGGCTGCGGCGCGAGGTCCGCAACAACCCTTATCTGGCCGGCCTCGTCAACAAGTACCCCGAGGCCATCGGCTCCTCCAATCTCCGCTCCCGCACCTCGTCGCGCGAATACAACGCGAAAAAGGACCTCTGGTGGTTCCGCTGGAAGAAGCGGGTCACCAACACCGGCGATTCCCTCCGCACCCTGGAGGACATCGTCAAGAGTGAGCTGCTCGTGGCCGGCGAGATTTTCCTGGTCTACCTGACCAACGGCAAGGTTCAGGCCATCCCGTCCGAATACTGCGGCACGCCCTACGGCGGCGGCCTCCCGGGCGAGGTCAACGGCATTCAGCGCGCGGGTGGCACCATCATCGCCTACCGCTTCGGCCAGATGGAAGCCACCGGGCTCATCAACTACGCCAACAGCACGGTCATCAATGCGCGCTATGTGCTCCATATCTATGCCAAGGACCGCGTGCTGATGGGCCGCGGCCTGCCCGGCCTGCTGTCGTCGCTACCCACGGCGCGCGATCTCTACGAGATCACCCGCTCCAAGACCAAGCAGATCAAGGACGCCAACAGCATCTCCGGCTGGATCGAAAAGCAAGGTGGCGCTGCATTTTTACAGGGGCTGGCCGCCGCGGAAAAGGACGAAAACACCGGCGAGCCCATCAAGGAAGAATCGACCGCCCCGGCTGAGAGCGTCAGCACCACCGGCCCGGTCGTCGTCGAACTCAAGCCCGGCACCTTTATCGCGCTGGAACCCGGCGAGAAACTCAGTCAGCTCATGTCGCAGTACCAGGCGAGCGACTACAAGGAGCTGATCATGCTGATGCTGCACGCCATCAGCTCGCCCGTCGGCCTGCCGGTCGAACTCTGGTTCTCCGGCCTCGGCGACGTCAACTACTCCGGCTTCAAGGGTCTCGGCACGCAATGGAACGCCCGCCGGCGCGCCGTCATCGCCTTTCTCGAGGAGCAGTTCCTCAACCCACTTCAATTCTGGCGCGTCTCCAAGGCGGCCAATGAGGGCGATCTCCCGCCCAACCCTGACAACGATGACGATCTCATCGACTGGCGCTGGCGCCGCACCGCCGTGCTCGATGAGGAGAAGGCCGCCAAGTCCAACCAGGTCCGCCTCACCACCGGCGAATACTCGCTCGCCGATATCTGGGAGGAGGAAGGCCGCTACGCCGAGGAGGTCTTTGCCGAGCGCCGCCAACTCTGGATCAAGCTGCAGATCGCCGCCGGCAATCTCCAGGAAGGCGCCAACACCGACAAAATCATCGTGCCGGAGATCTTCCTGCTGCGCGGCCTGCTCCCGGGCGAGTCCGCCGCCACTCCCTCGCCCGCCACCGATCCGGTTCCCGATCGTTCCACCCAACCTGCCGCCTGATCCATTCTCATGAAACCATCCACCCTCCTCTCCACCCGTCTCGCCATCACTATTCCCGCCGGCTTCGATCCGACCACTGGCAAAATGCCCCCGCTGGCGCTTCTCACCATCGGAGAAGTCCTCGGGCGCGGTTATTGCATCGACGCGAAAACCCTCACCACCTGCTTCGCGGCCATCCAGGGGCATGGCGGCCGGCTCCGCGGTTACCTCACCCACAATCACGAGGGGCCGACGCATTGGGAGGATGCCAAAGACTGCGCGGACGCCTTTTCCGAACTGAACATGGCCGGCTTTTTTTCGGCCATCGCCATCGCCAAGGAACAACTCATCGCCAGCAGCTTCGAGTTCTACGATTCGTTCAAGGAAATGTTTGCGCCGCAATACAAGCAGCTCATCGAACTCATGGCCAAGACGCCCGACCTCTGCGGCCTGTCCATCGAGACCTGGTATTACCTCGTCTATGTCGGCACCGACGGCACCGAATACGCCGCGCTGCCCGAGGATATCGCGCTCGCCTATAACGGCCTCCCCGCCATGCGCATCGAGGAATGTTTCGCCGCTGCCTTCGGCGCCGTGCCCGCCGCCAACCCCGGCCTCTTTGCGCGCCTCTCCGCGTTTGGCGGCAAACATGGCGGCCTCAAAAAACTCGCGCATTATCTCGCCGCTGAACTCGGCCTGCAGGCGGCTCCCGAAGAGCTGTCTGATGACAAGACGGTTCATCCCGCGCCCCTTAATAGGAACCCTTCCACCTCTGCCTCACCTCTTATGAAAATAATCGCCGACCTCAAGGCCAAGTACGGCAACGACGACAAGCGTCTCGGCCAGGCCCTGCTCATCGTGGGCAAATCGTCCACTCTCGACACCCTCACCGTAGAAGCCGTCGAGGCCCAGATGGCCACCGCCGATCTGACCGCCGAGCGCGACACCTCCAGGGGGCAGGTCACCACGCTCACCGCCGAGCTCACCACCGCGAAGGGGCAGATCACCACGCTCACCGCGGAGCTCGCCACCGCGAAGGCCGCCACGGTCGCCCTCCAGACGCGCTTCGACGCGCTCAAGACCTCCGGCGTCGATCCGGTCGGGACCGGCGTGCCCTCCGGCGGCGCCACCGGCGCGGAAGACAATCCCTTCGTCTCCGGCAACCTCAGCGCCCAGGCCCTGCTCACCAAGTCCGATCCCGCGCGCGCCAAGGCCCTCAAGGAGGCCGCCAAAACCGCCAAGGCCGCGACCAATAAATAACCGCCGCTTCTCCGTCACCATTCCCGCCTCACCGCAACTTCCACCCCTTCCTCTCATGCGCTCTCCCTTCCGCCGTCTCGCCAAAGTTTCCCTCTTCCAGCTCTTCCAGCTTGTCGCCGCGCTCACCGTGATCGTGGCCTACAAGCTGTTCAGCGCCTCGGGCCTGCCCATGGCGCCGCTCACGCTCTGTATCGATATGACCGCGCTCACCGACCTCTGGGTCCCCGAGATCCTCACCGAAGGTCTGCGCGAACCGGTGGTCGAAAAGACCGCCTTCATCGATTCCGGCGTCGTCGCCACCGACCAGCGCTTGGTCGAGGCCGCCTCCGGACCGGGCACGGAGGTCGAGATCCCGTTCATCATTGATCCCAATCACGAGGATCAGCTCCAGAAGGAAGACACTGCGCCCGACATGAAGAAAATGACCTCGGGCAAGCAGCGCGCGGCCATCTTCAACCGCGTCTCGCCGCTCGGCGCGACGGCCCTCTCGGGCATCATCTCCGGCATCAAACCCGGCGGCGACGTGCTCTCCGCGCTGCTTTCGGCCGTCCAGGGTCTGCGCAAACGCCAGCGCAACCGGCTGGTCATCGCCGCGCTCGCCGGCCTGTTCGATGTCACGACCACACCGGATAACGCCACTGGCGCCTTGAAAGCGCTGCGGCTCGACAAGTTCATCGAGGCCCCCGGTGCCTCCCCGCTTGCGACCTACCTCATCGATTCCTCGATGATGCTCCAGGCCCTCGCCCTTCTCGGCGAGAACAAGGAGGTGCTCACTGGCGGCGCCGTGCTCATGCATAGCACGATCGAGGCCTCGCTCACCGACCAGGACCAGATCGACGTGGTCCGCAATTCCGAGGGTGTGATCGTGCTCCGCCAATGGAAGGGCATGAAGGTCTTCCTGTCCGACAAGCTCATCCGCGCCGGCGTTACCAACGGCAATGTCTACTACACGCTCTTCTGCGGCCTCGGCTCCATCGCCATGGGCGACAAACCCCAGGTGGTCACCGATCTTGCGGGCGAAGTCGCCGCGCTGCAGCTCGATCAGCGCGATGTCGCCAAGAACAACGTCGCCGTCTACGACCGCACGCGGTTCATCTGCCACCCGCAGGGCGCCAAGTGGAATCCCGGCGAGGGCGTCCCCGCCGACACCGCCGCCGGTCCGACCAACGCCGAGCTCGCCGATGACGCCAACTGGGCGCTGGGCGCGGCCAACGTCAAGAATACGCGCATCGTCTGCCTGCGCACCAACGGCTGAATCTTTTCTCCGCCATAAGCCCGCCCGGGGTCGTCTCGCCCTTTCTCCGTCGAGCGCCCCGGGCGGGGTTTCGGCAAATCCAGCAACCCTTTCCCGCCATGTCTTCCATTTCGCTTCCGCGCATCGCGACCGGTAAAACCGGCGCGCGCTCCCTCAACGTCGTCATCGCCGCGATCGAGGCCGCGCTCAATGGCGTCTTGCCGGATACGGTCATTATCGCCGGCGTCACCGGCCTCCAGGATGCCCTCGACCTGAAGGCGCCGCTCGCCTCGCCCGCCCTCACCGGCAATCCCACCGTCCCCACCCAGGCCGGCGGCAATAATTCCACCCGCGCCGCCAGCACCGCGTTCGTCGCCGCGGCCGTCGCCCCCCTCGCTCCCGCTGCCAGCCCGACCTTGACCGGCGTGCCCGCCGCACCCACCGCCGATCCTGGCACCAATACCACGCAGGTCGCCAGCACCGCCTTCGTCGCTGCGGCCATCGCGCCCCTTGCGCCCGCCGCCAATCCCACCCTGACCGGCGTGCCCGCCGCACCCACCGCCGTTCTTGGCACCAATACCACGCAGATCGCCACCACCGCCTTCATCAAGGCGGCGATCGATGCTCTCCTCGCCGGAGCCCCGGGCGCCCTCGACACCCTTCACGAGCTCGCCGATGCCCTCGGCGATGACGCCAGCTACGCGGCCACGATCACCAGTGCCCTCGCGCTCAAGGCGCCGCTGGCCAATCCCGCCTTGACCGGCACGCCAACCGCACCCACCGCGGATCCCGCGACCAACAGCACGCAGCTCGCCAGCACCGCTTTCGTCAAAATCGCCGCCGATGCCGCTGCGGCCGCCAGCCAGCCCAAGACCGGCAACATTTTCGCGGTGGCCACCCTTCCCGCCGCGGCCTCGAACGTCGGCCGTGTGGTCTATTGTTCCGACGGCAACGCCGGCGCGCCCTGCGCCGCCATCTCCGACGGCACCCATTGGAAGGTCATCGCCCTCGGCGCCACCTGCGCGATCGAGTGATCCCTGGCCCGCTAACTACCACCCTCATCATGTCACAAAAAGACGATGCCATTGCCGCGAAGAATGTTGCCGCTGTCGGAGCCAATCAGGCCCACGATGCAGCTCAAGACGCTTCCAATGCCCAATGCCAGGCCGGTCAGGTCTCTTGGCAGGCTGGAGGTAACGCCTTGCCCGTCCTACTCGAGTGTCAGACCAACGCCGAGGATGCCGCTAATCGTGCCACTACGGCTTCGGGCACCGCTCGTGTGGCAGAACAGTCCATCCCAACGATCATGAATACACAGCTCGCTGCGTTGGCTGAACTTCGGACCATCTACAATAACAATCCGACGCCGGAGAACCAGGCGTTGGTGGATCAGGCCGTCCTTGATGTAGCTGACATCCAATGTGCATGGTGGGATGCCGACGCCGCCGCCTCTTACTCCGAGGGCAAGCGCAGCGATGCTGAAGCGGATCGAGATTCGTGTCGGCAGTTCGTCACGCAGTTCTACATCAACTATCCGGGCAGCCACCCCACGAACGCCCAAGTCTGATCGCCGTCCTCTGCTCTCCCTCCCTCTTCCCATGACTTCCGCCGTCAATCCTCACGCCGATTCCCGCGCCGCCGCCGCCGCGCTCGCCGGCGCCCAGAGCGCCAAGAACGCGCAGATCCGCATCAAGAAACTCGCGCGCAAGCTCCCCGCGGTCCGCCAGCTCGTCGAGGAACGCGACGCGCTCTCCGCCACCGTCGAAGAACTTCGCGCCAAGCTCGCCGCGGCCGAGGCGGCGCTCGCAGCAGCCTCCGGCAAGCCTGGCGGCAAACGCTGATCCTCCGCATGGATTTCGACCATTCAGCCGCCAGAACCCAGATCGCCGGCATTATCGCCTATGCCGGCGTTCTCTTTTCTTTTGGCACGGTGCCATTCAAGGCTCTGGTCAACCCGGTCCCTTCAAGTGATGCCGCGATGTTTGGCGAAGGCGTCGATCGCGATCCCGGCGACGATATCATGGGCATGCTCACCGCCTTGGTGGCCGATTTCCCGTCCGGCCTTCCCCACCAGGGCGATGTGATCACCGATGCCGCCGGCGGCAGCCTGCGGATCCGCCGTGTCAACCAGCCCCCCGGTCTGCCCACCGTCGTCTTATATTTCGCCAACCCGGTTCCCGCCACCTCGCCGGCGCCGCAACTCCTGTCGGCCACGATCGGGGCCGCCGGCCGGACGCTCACGTTCCTCTTCGACCGCATCGTCTCAATCGGCGCGGGCGGCAATGGCGGATTCGTGCTCACCCCCTCGGAGGATCCGGTCACCCTGGCCTACGAATCGGGCGCCGGCACGCCTGCGCTGGTCTACGTCATCAGCCGCGCCCTCCTGGCCGCCGAGACCGCCATCGTGGCCTATACGCAGCCAGGCGATGGGGTGGAGGACTCGGCCGGCGCCGATCTCGCGAGCCTTACCGGCAACGCCGTCGTCAACAATTCGGAGGAAACCGCATGACGCTCGAACTCAATATTTTGATCACCATTTTTACCGCCATCACGTTGGGCGTGCTCTCATGGATGGCTTGGAAGGTCCAGGAGATGTCCGCCACCGTGGCCACCATCGAGACCTCCTTGAAGTATGGTGAGGAGAAATTCGTCAACCACGAGCGTGACCTGCTCGAGCTGCGCGCCCGCATCACCGCCTGCGAAATCGCCCTGGCGCAGTTCAAAATCACCTTGGGGAATAAAAACCACCGCCCGAGTTCCGCCGGCTGATCAACCATGCCCGCCGCCAGCGACAACGCCAATCTTGCCGCCTTCATGGCCGCCTTCGACCAGTACCGCACCTGGTCGAAACGTGCGCTGGGTCCCATCCTCGAGGCCCGCGGCCGCGCGCTGCGCTGGGAGCTCTGGCGCCAGTTCAAGGCCATCGCCAAGACCGCCCGGGGATTGCACACGGAGATCGAGGATCTCGGCTACCGGATCCGCCGCCGCGTCGATCCCGCCACTGGCAAGGTACCACCCAATGCCGGTCCGGAGATCGCCCGCCGGATCAAATCGCTGCGCTTTCTCTCCGTCAGTTTTCTCTACCGCGCCTGGCGCGCGGCCCGCGAGGGGCAGGAGGGCCGCTTTGCCTCGACCAGCCGCGCCAGCGCGCGGATCGGCGAGGCCATCATCCGCACCCGCGCCGGCCTCGACGATCCCATGGTCTCCCTCGCGTCGTTCCTCACCGGCGTCGTCATCCAGAACCGCGCCCATGGCATCGGCGACCGCGCCCTGCGCGCGCAAACGGCCGATATGCTGACCTATATCGCCCGCAAGCAGCGCGAGGACCTCGCCGCCTCCCTCGAGCGCGTCTTCACCCTTTCAATCGCCGCGCCATGACGCCGACCCTTGACCAGGTGCTGCCCTCGACCCTCGCCTTGCTGGCTGCGAATCCGGCGCTCGTGGCTTTGCCGCGCATTGAGCAGAATGATCCCGATTATAACAAGAAGTTCGAGGGCGCCATGAAGACTCCCGGCATGGCGATCGTCGCCTGGCTGGCCGGCGGCCGTCCGGCCGACGGCAGTTCCCAGGACCAGCTCGCGCTCGACAACCTGGTGATCCTCTCCTTGGTCGAGAATCCGGCCAAGAACACCACCAGTCACGCCTGTTTTTACTGGGGGCTTCAGGTGCTCAAAACCCTTCACCGTGCCGGCCAGACCGCGCGCCGCGGCCTTCCGGCGATCCGCCATGATGATGAAACGGTCTACGACCTCGGGCCGCTCCGCACCGGCCTCGTCATGTATTTTTTCAACTTCCGCGTGCGTTCAATCGATCCGCTGGCCTGACGTTCGCCGGCAAACCTTTTTTCCACCGTCAACCTCCCTGAAAGGAACCTCCCATGAGCTATAAGATCCTCGCCGGCCAAGGCCGGATTTTCCGCAGCGGCGCCGCCTTCACGGTGCCCACCGCCGGCACCGCCGGCCAGAACAGCCTCCCGGGCGCCGCCGATGGCGGCTGGGGGGATCTCGGTCACATCGATCTCGTCTTGAGCCCGAAAGTCGCCAAGGAGGAGATCGTGGGCGCGCCGGCCGGCAAGGGCCGCCGCCAGATCCGCAAGGTGCTGGTCACCCAGCGCGATCTCTCCGCCAAAATCACCCTCCACGAGCTGCTCACGCTCATCTTCGAGCTGATTTTCGGCTGCACCATCACGCCGGGTGTCGCCTACAGCCCGAACTCGGCCCGCGGCATCGAGGCCTGGATCGAACTCAAGGAATATGATGACGATGACGTGCTCGTGAACACGCATTACCATTACGTATTTCTCAATCCGCCCTCGGACGTGAAGCTCGACGAGAAGCACGTGCAGTGCGAGGTGGAAGCCCAGGTGCTGCCCTCCACCGTGTCCACCGGTACGCTCGTCCCCGCGACGGAGGCGCCGCAGCTCGTCGCGGCCACGATTGGCGAAACCGGCCAGACCCTCGCACTCGTCTTCGACCGCATCATCTCGATCGGCGAGGGCGGCAATGCCGGCTGGGTCCTCACGCCGTCGGGCGCGGCCGCCACGCTGGCCTACGAGTCGGGTGCCGGCACCACCGCGCTGCTCTATGTCATCAGCCGTGCGATCCTCGGATCCGAGACCGCCACCTTGGACTACACGCAGCCGACTGACGGCGTCGAGATCCCGGGAGGCATCGATCTCGCCAGCATTGCCGACCGGTCCGTCGTCAACAATTCGGCGGCCGCCTGACCGCCCGGCGCCCAAGCGGCGCCCTTGCAACATTTCCCCGGCGGTGGATCCGCCGGGGAAACCAACCGATGAAATCGATCCGGCTCACCATCACCCTGCTGTCGGCCCTCCTCTGCGGCGCCACCTGCCAGAGAACGCCGACGGTTGTGGCGCCCGCTGGACCAATGCAGGTCCAGTTGGACGATACCTACAAGCAGCAGATCGCCGGTCTCAAGGCCGAACTCGAGGCGGGTTACAAGGTCTCCCTCAATGCCTCCGGCAAGGTTTACGGGACCGGCAAGGCCCTTGAATTCGTCACGGAGTCGCCTGGCAAGGATGCGGCCGTGGCCGAGAACAATCTCGCCAAGGAAGTGCTGCCGCCACCGACGCCCGAGGACCAGTTGGCGGCCGAGAAGCGCGTCAACGCCATCATCACCGGGCAACTCGATGAGGCCAAGAAGCTCTATGGCCAGGCGCTCGATGAGGGAAAGGCGCTCAAGAGCAGGATCGATACCCTGAAAACGGATAACGATGCCTTGACCGGAAAGATTGCGTCGCTCGAGACGGCCCGGAACCAGGAACGCGAGCAGCACGCGAATGACATGAGAGACGCGCTGGCGAAAAAGGACCAGGAGATCACCGACCTCAAGGCGTCATGGTCCAAGAATCTCCAGCTCTGGGCGGCCTATGGCTGCGTCGGGATCGGCGGGATCTTCCTATTGATCGCCGCCCTGTTCATCTGGTCCGCCTTTTCCTCGGGTGGTCTGTTGGCGGCGCGGCGGGCCATTCCCGCCGTCGCGGTGGGTCTGATGTTCATCGGCTGCGGCTTCATTGTTTCCAAGCCGTGGTTTCTCTGGGCGGTGGGCATAGCGGGCGCATGCGCCGTGGTCGCCGGCATCATTTTGTGGATTCACTTCCGGCGCACGGGCGAACTCGAAACCAAGAAGCGCCAGGCCATCCAGGACCTCAAGGACGAGGCGACCGCCGGGGTTCCGGCGGCGAAGGCGGCCTGGGAGCAGCTCGTCCAGCATCTCACCTACCGCTTTCCCAAGAATGCCGATGGTTCCAAGGGCACGCTGGAGAAGGAACAGGACAAACGCCTTGTATCCGAGGGCGTCAATGCAACCGCGAAATAATTCATAAATAACAACCAATCCCCTCCATGTCTATTGCCCTGCTCAACGCCGTGCCATTCGAGGTCACCTATCTCGACGGCCGCAAGGAAACCCTCAAGATCGGCGAGCTGCCCATCCGGGCCCTCTATGAGTTCATCGAGTTCGTCAGGCGCAGCCAGACGCCCGAACTCGTGGCCCTCTGCGCCGGGAAGCCGCCCGAGTGGATCGATCTGCTCAAACTCGAATCCTACGGCGCCCTGGCGGAGCAGTGCATCAAGCTAAATTTTCAGCGGGCGATGACGCTGGTCGAGAAGGACCCCGTCGTCGCCTCCGCCATGGCGCAGATTCTCATCGGGACGATCAACTTCGCCACCAGCATGGGTACGATCGATCCGAAAACGCTCGAGGCCCTGAAAGCCCTGGACGCGGCCGCGACCCGAAAATCGGAGAAGACCTCATCGCCCGCGCCCGCCGAAAGCGCGCCGAGCTCGAGCGCACCGTCACCCGCGCCTGCTGCCTCGGCATCGCCGGCGGCCACTGGGAGCGGGTGATCGCCCTCACCCCCAGCCGGCTGCGTCTGCTCATGGCCGAGGCCGAACGCATGTTTGCCGAAAAACAACTGGCCGTTCTGTTCGCCGTGAATCACGGCATGGCCGGCGGCGATGACTGCGAGAAATACGCCGACAAGCTCAAGAGACAGATCGGCGAGACTTCAGATACCCCTTAACCCAAGATCGCGTGGATTCCGTTTTCAGACTCATTCTCACCACCGCCGGCAGTGCCAGCGTGGTGAATGCCCTTGGCACGGTGCAGGGCGCGCTCGGCGGCCTCACGTCCATTGCCACCAGTGTCATCTCGTCCATGGCCGGCGTGAAGGCCTCGCTGAATCTCGGCGCCGAACTCGAGGGGCTTTCGCGTCGCTCCGGGCAATCGGTTGCCGATCTGGTCGTGCTGCAGCGGGCTTTTGAAAATGCAAGCATGAGTCCTGACCGGCTCGCGCTGATGATCGACAAGTTCCACAAATCGCTCGACACCGCGATCACCAAGCCGCATATCGCCTCGCTCTCATCGGTGCGTAACCAACTCATGGGCCTCGAGGAGGATGGTTATGCCGCCGGAGACGCGTTCAGTCGTCTCGGATTATCCGCCCAGGCATTGATGGGGTTGCCATTCCGCGAGCAGATCGAGGCGCTCGCCCGCGCCTTTGAGCGCATCCCCACCGCCGAAGAGCGGTCTGGCTTGGCCATGAAGCTCTTCGGCCGCGCCGGCGGCGAGATGCTCCAGCTCATCGGCAAACCCGAGCTGCTGGTCCGTTCGCAGGAAGAGGCGGGGCGGCTGGCCGACCGGCTGCAGGATGATGCCAGCCGATTCGAGGACATCGGCCACCGGCTGACGATCGTCAAGCTCCGCATGCAGGAAATGTGGGTGGTCGCCGCCGAGCAATTGCTGCCGGCGCTGCAGAGCACCGCCACCTGGCTGTCGAAACTCAATCTCGCGCCGGCGGGCGCCATGCTGGCGGGCATCCCGGCGATCGCCCTGGCTGCCGGCGGCCTTTATTCCGTCCGCAAGCTTGATGACATCATTGCCACTTCCACGCTCAAGATGCGCGCCGGCATGATGCAGGAGGTTGGCTTCGGCCTGAGCAATGTCACCGGCGCCCTCGCCAAGGTGCTCCCGATCGGACTGGCGGCAATTGTGGCGATCGAGGTTGCCAAGGGCATTTATGGAGGATGGGTCGAATCGCGGAATCAGATCTTGGCCGCGGCCAATGCAGGCTTCGATCAGCTTGGCAAACTGCAGGCCCGGGTGGCCGGCATCCGGACCGAGGGAGACAAAACGGGTGTGATCCCTGATCTGGAGAAATACCGGGCCCAAACCGCGGCGAAGCTCACGGAGGAACAGAAGCGCTGGTTTCCGAGCCAGGGCGCCATCAGTTCTTATGTTGAGCAACTGCGCGAGGTCGACGGTTTGATGCGCCTGTTGTCCTCAGCCCGGGCCGACGCGATCGCCATGACGAACCAGCAATCCGACGAGGAAAAGGCCCTCGCCACCTGGCGGGAATCGGCCGAGGCCAAGCGCCTCCGCGAAATCATCGCAGTCGACACGATCGCGCGCCGCGACGCCGAGGAGGCGCTCGCCAGTCAAAAAGCCGCGCTGGCGGTCGCCGACCGGAATGCGGCAACCTATGCGCACATCCGCAGCATCCGCCAGTTATCAGGCAAGCCGGAGGGCGCGCCGGCCGCGAGCGAAGAGGAAAAGGAACTCCGCAATGCCGCCCAGCGCGCCGAGATCCTCAAGGACATTGCCACCCTCGAGCAAAAGGTCGCGCGCATCCGGACGGATGCCGCCAAGAATTCCCTCGAGGAGGAGCTTGCCCGCCTGGCTTGGGAGAACGCCCGGATCGAGGGCGATTTCGCGCGCACCGACGCCGAGAAGTGGAACGAGCGCAAGGCGAACCTCGGCGCGCAGATCTCCGCCCAGCAGCGCTATCTCGATACCATGCGGGAGGCGCGCAAATCCGCCTCAACCGAGGAATCGCGCGCCAGCTATGATTCTAGCATTCGCAGCGGCATCGGCACCCTGGGCGGCCTGCAGCAGCAACAGGCGCAGCTTGGTCCGGATCCAAACTCATGGATTCAACAGATGCAGGCCGGCCTTGCGCAACTGCGCGCGGACTGGGGCACCACGGCCCAGGGCATCGCCTCGACCATCACCGGCACGATCGGCTCGGCGGTCAATTCGATCTCTTCCGGCATCTCCGGCTGGATCCTGCGCACGACGAGCTGGCGCCAGGCCCTGGCTAATGCCGGCAGCACAATCCTTACGACTTTGGTTCAATCGATCGTTCAGCTCGGGGTGCGCTGGGTGGCGTCGCAAATCATGATGGCCGTGGCGGGCAAAACGATCGCGGCGGCTTCCGCGGCGACGCTGATCCCCATCGCCATGGCGCAAAGCCTCATCTGGGCCGCGCCGGCCACGCTGGCCACGATCGCCAGTTTTGGCGGAGCGGCCGCGCAGGCTCCTTTCAGCATTGCGGGCGCCATGGCCATGACCCAGGCCATGGCGGCGATCCCCGGATTTGCCGAGGGCGGCTATACCGGTGATGAAGGCGGCGTTGTCCATCGGCGCGAATTCGTTTTCTCCGCGCCCGCGGTTGAATCCATCGGCCTTGGCAATCTGCGCGCACTTCACGCGGCCGCGCGCGGTCCGGCGCCGGTGGCGGGCGGCTCGGCGGGCGCCCGGCAATCCGAGCCGCAGCATTTGTCGCTGGCCATCCTCGATACCACGACGGCCGTCGAAGACTTCCTCAACAGCAGCAAAGGGCGGAAAATGTTCTACGACCGCGCCAGGCGCGTCGTGAAGGACCTTTCCTGACCCACGGCGCCATGATTCCGACCACCGTCGATGACCTCCCGGTTTATCTCCTCACCGCCCCGCCCAACTGGCGCGAGCAGGTGTCGGCGAAGTTTGCCGTCAAACTGATCCGGGACGCCGGCCTGTCGAATCGCGAGGCCCGGCGCGCACTTGCCAGCGAGACCCTTTGCACGCTGACCTATACGCCGGTGATTGAGGGCTCCGAGGCCCGCGATCTGCGCGCCGCCTTGCGCGCCTATGATAACCGCCCGGTGCTTGTGCCGTTCTGGCCGGCCGAGCAGTTGCTCAGTGATCTCGATGATTCGATCTGGGCCGGAGGCCTGCGGGTGTTCTATGAACCCGACTGGTCGGCCTGGCAGATCCTCGCTGATGCCACCGCGCCTGATTCCTTCACGCCATCGGCCGACTGTCTCACCGCGCCGGCCCTCTGGGGCAAGTTCACGGATCTGCCCAATCCCGATGCGCTCACCGATGACGCACTGCGCGGCAAGTTCTCCCTGATCGAAACCGGCCTGGCCGGCTACGCGATCCGGCCGGCCTCGACGGAGACGACGTCGGGCCCCGTCATTGCCGGCAGTGCCCGGCCATTGCTGCCGGTCCAGCCCAATTGGGCGCATGCCGTGACTGCGGGCGGCATCGATCTGCGCGTCGAGCAGGAACAGACCGGCTACGGCCGCGCACCCTCGGAAAACTATGTGGCCCAGTCCGCGCGCCGGCGGCACAAGGTCACGGTCACCGCCGAGGGTGCCGAGATCGGCGCCATGCTCGCGCTTTTCCGTGCGGTCCGCGGCCACGTCGGCGCCTGGTGGGTGCCCGGCGTCTACACCGAATCGGTCCTGGCCGCGCCGGCCGCGGTCGACGCGACTGAGATCCAGCTCACCGATGCAGCGGCACTCGTGGGCGAGTGGGGCCTGGCGCTCGATCGGGGCGATGGGGTGATCCAAGCCCGGCACATTGCCAGCCGCGTTGGTGCCCTGCTGACGATCGATCCTGCGCTCACCGTGGCGTTGCCCGTGTGTTCGCCGGTGCAGGAATTGCTGCTCTGCCGGCTGGTGGCGGACAATCTCACGTTCAGGTTCATCATGCCGGAATGCGCGGAGATCGATATCGAGGTGATCGAGCTGCCCACGGAAACCGTCGTTCCCCCGGGCGAGACGACCGGCGAGACGATCGGCGATCTCGGCGGCAAATGGTGGGGTTACGTCGTCACGGATGGCGTCACCACCTGGCGCTTCACGTCCTATGACATCGAGGTCGACGCGGGCGAAACGCTCGGCGTCTTCGAGCCGCGGCCGATCGACCATGGCGACATCACGATGGAGATCAACCTGGCGAGGCACGACGTCGATCTCACGGTCGGCTGGTGGTCCGGCAACCCCTTCTGGCGGGCGAAACTCGATGCGCTGACCTACGCTCCGGGCAAGGCGAATCTCCCGGCTCCGCCGCTCACCGTACAGATTTACGAGGGCACGATCGCGGATCCCTCCGCGGCGGAGCTCATCTTCACCGGACGGGCGAAGAAGCCGAAATTCAACGGCGCGAAATGCACCTGCGCCGTCGCCGGCCTGACGGCGCTCCTGGACGTCAAGGGGCCGATCCAGACCGTGGGCCCGCGCTGCTGGGTGCCGCTCTATTCCCAGCTCTGCGGCCTGGATCGCGACGATCTCGGCATGGACGTCGACTATCATGGGAAAGATGAAAACGGAGCGCTCCTCTTCGGTGTGCCCGGCAACACCGCCTTCCCGGCCACGCCTGCCGATCACTTCCGCTTCGGCTACGCCGAGCGCACGCTCTCCGATGGCACGAAGCGACGCTTCACCATCGTCCGTTCCGACGCGCCGGCCGACGTCGAGCGCGGCGCGCTCATCGGGTTCCCGGGCAATGTCGACGCGACCCGGAAATATCTCAAGCGGACGACCTCGGGCACGACCCACACCGGCATCTGGAGCCTCGCGGCCTGCCCCTATGACCACGGCCATGGCGGCGTGGTCAATCTCGCCTCTTCCGGGCACAATGACACTTATGGCGATTGGACCGCGGTCGGGACGATGACGATCACGCCCGATGACGATTTTCTGCATGCCCACATCACGATCTCCGGACTCAGTGCCACGCTGAACGGAAATGCGACGTCCGTCTGGGCGGTGATCTGGGGCAACCAACTGGGCAATGGGACGCACGGCCCGTTCGACTGGGACAGCTTCGAACTCGTCGACATTGGGCTGAAGCTTGTTTCGAACCAATGGGATCAGGGTTTCTACGCCCTCGTCCTTCCGGATTATCCCTGGGGTGCGCTCTTCCCGCTGCTCTCGGAGCGCGACGTCTTCGACAAGGTCGAGACCTACAACGAGGACAACGAGGTCGGGACCGTCGACAATTCGGTGCATGCTCAGCAGGCCTTCGGCGACTGGCCGCTGGCCAGCGGCGGCGATGAATCGACGCCGGCGGTCGTGCCGTCCGGAGCGGCGGCGGATGACGTCGTGATCACGCAGGAAACCAGGACCTGGGCCGGCAAGAATCAGTGCATCCAGACGGGATCCGGTCCCACGCGTTACACGAAGATCGATGGCGAAATCGTCGAGGAACTCTCCGAGGAGAACACCACGCTCCGGATCAAATATAGCACCCTGGCCATCGCCGTCCTCGGCACCCCGCCCGATTCGCCCGAGTCCGGCTGGCGGCTGCTGCCCGGCTGCGACAAGTCCTATGAGCGCTGCAAGGCGCTCGGCAACGGCGACAATTTCCGGGGTTTCCCGCATTTCCCGAAGACGAATCCGGCCCTGATGCCGATCACCCAGGACACGCCCTCGACCGGCAAGAAATGACACCCTTCTTCCATTCGCCGGATCGGATCGCCGCCCTCGAGGCCGCCGCGGCCGACTGGCTGGGTACTCCCTACGTCCAGAGCGGCGCTGTGAAGGGCAGCGGCGCGAGCTGCCATCGGCTCGCCGGCGCCGTGCTCCGGGAAGCCGGCATGCCGTTGCCCGAGATCCCCGAGCGCGGCCTCACGCGCATGTGCGAGTACCGCGGGGCGATGCGCGCCTGGCTCGACGGCCACCCGGAGCATTTCGCGCCGGTGGCGCTCGAGGCCCTGCAGCCGGGCGATGTGCTGCTCTGCCAGGTCGGCATCGGCCACATCGGCCTCTTCGTCGGCGATCCGGGCGCGCGCGTCCTGCAGGTCCTGCGCAACCGGCCGGCGCAGTTCGTCTGTCTCAATGATCCCCAGGTGCGCCGGTACGTCCAGTCGGCCTACCGGCCGCTTGAAACCTCCCCGTCATGAGCAAGGGCCACGTCGACCAGACTCCCGCGCCATCGCAGACCGACGTCGTCTCGGCCTATGATGAATCGTTCGCCGTCAGCGAAGATGGACGTCCGGTGCCATGGGGGCGGGGAGAGTTCAAAGTCTCGGGTCGCTACGTCATCTGCCCGTTCTATGGCCAGCGGACCTGGCAGGAGCCTGCGAAATCATCAGGGAAGGGGAAGTAACCCCGCGCCATGGGCTCATCAAACAAAGGCGGTTCAGCGGGCACGAAGCACGTCAACGGCACGATCGCGTGCCTGATCGGCCGCGGACCGCTCTATGGCCTGAAGACGATCCTGCTCAACGCCGAGCAGGTCTGGACCGGCCCGATCTATCGCGCGACGTCCACCAACCCCGTCAATTTATCGACGAAATACGGCACGATCCGACTCTATTGGGGCACCGAAGATCAGCCGGCCGACGCGACGCTCAACGAATACGAGGAGCATCGTCCCATGAAGGGAGATGCCTATATCGTCCTCGTCGATTTCGACCACGGCCAGTCGACCACGGCCTATAACGCCGAGTTCATCGGCCTGGCCGCGCCGGCGCAGTCGGTCATCACCGGGGCCGCGGCTGCCGAATCCCTCGATGGCGCGATGACGGTCAACCCCATCGTGGCCGCGGCCGAGATCCTCACCTCGCCCGCCTGGCTCGGCCTGCCTGATGACGCCCTGGTCGCCGAGACCTTCCAGGCCGTCGCCGATGCGGTGCAGGCGGAGATCCCGGCCGGCGCCCCGGCGGGGAGGTCCGCCGCGGCGGTCTCGCCGCTTTATGGTGACGCCACGGAGACCCGTGGTGCGCTCGCCGATCTCGCCGAGCTGGCCGATGCCTGGCTGCGCAGCCGGTATGACGGCAAGATCGAATGCGGTCTCTGGCGGCGCGACGGGAATCCTCCAAGCGTGACGACGATCACCTATGACGATCTATCGGAATTTCCCGAGGATATGCTGGAAGATAATGACGAGGCGCCCAATTCTTTCGCGGTCGAGTTCGTCGATTCGGAGGCGCTGCACAAGGACGCGAAGATCACGGTCGATGACAACGCGCGGATCCTCGACGATCAGGCGCTCCGCCGGCAGACGCTGAGCCGCCCCTTCCTGATCACCTACGACCAGGCCCTGCGGGCCGGGGAAGAGGCGCTCCGCAAGGCCCTGGCGGGCGGCCATTGGGCCGCCAGCGTGCGCTTTGGCAAGGCCGTCACCCCGGAAGGCGCGATGCTGCTGCCCGGAGACTATCTCCAGGTGCCGATTTCCGAGCCCGGCGAGACCGTGGTGACGCGGCTCATCCGCATCACGAAGGTCGTGCGGCCGAAGAACGCCACGTCTCCGGTGCAGATCGAGGGCGATTTCGATCTGCGGGCCGCTCCGGGTTCATCCGTGGTCGCCGCCGGGACGGGCGCTGCACAAAATGGCAGTGCCCTGCCTCCGGTGGCGCTTTCGCGGATCCTCGCCCTGCCGGCGTCGGTGGTCGGTGCGACGCCGCCCATCCATGCGCTCGCCTGCCGGCCGGCCGACCTGGCGCTCGGCGTCGACGTCTTCTATGATGATTCCACCGGCGGGGATTTTCCCGCGGTGGGCCGCCAGCCCGCCTTCGCCCTGCCGGTTTCGCTTGCGCTCAGTTTCGGCGCCGCGGCGGCGACCGTCCGCGTCAAGCTGCTGCCGGCCGGTGCGAACGGCGAAAGCTACCGGCGCGACGACAACCTGCTCCGCGATTGGACCGGGGGATTGACCGAGGGCCGAAACGACGAGCTCGTTCTCGTGCTGCTCAAAAAGGAGGTCGGCGGCTTGATCTCCCGCCAGGGCGGCGGCCTGCTCGAGTACCTCGAGGTTTTGTCGATCGCCGGCGCCCCGACCCTGGTGGCCACCGACACGTTCGATGTGCCGGTCCTGCGCGGCCGGCTCGGCACCACGGCGCTCGATTTCACCGCCGGAGACTTCCCGGATGCCTGGAGCACCTATGAGGGCTGGATCATCTCGCGCCGGCTGCTGACCGCGCTCACGCATGCGGACTTCAATGCCATGCTGGCGAGCGGCGATCCGGGTTATTTCCGGCTCGGCGCTTACTCCGCCCGGGCGCTCTATTCGCCGGCCGCCGCCTGGGCCGAGCGGGAGGCCCGTGAGACCGCCGAGCTGCCTCTCGCCGAATTTGCCGGCCAGCCGGACGATTCCACCTGGGTGCCCGAAGCGGAGTACAGCCTGCCGGCCGGCCTCGCCACCGTGCCGGTCGTCGGCGGTGGCACCTATGACGATCTGCCATGAGCACGCCCGTCCCCACCAAGGAATCGATCGTGCCGCGCTATGGCACGGAGGCGAAGCGCATCGAGAAAGCCGCGCAGATCCTCAATGGCGAGCTGCATCAGACGAGCGACCAGGGCCGGCTTTTCATCAAGAACGCCCTCGTGAGCGGCGGCCTCTACCTTGGACTCGTGGCCGATGAGGCCGCCCGGCTGGCGCTCGATGAAAACGATCCCCACGGTTGCTGGCCTGGTGATGTCTGCGAGCAGGTGGCGCCCGTCGGAGTCTTTCGCTGCATAGCTAATCACGGTGCCGATGCGGCGGACTGGATTTCCATCGGCGGCGGCGGCGGCAGCACGGTGGATTCCCTCGACATCCGATTCTATGGAAACTGACCCATGACAACGCTACATGCATCTTTACTCACCGATCTGGTCGTCCCGCTGGCGGCGGCGGACGCGGTCATCTGCGTCAACCCGGCCAACACCCGGACCTTCATCCAGGCGATTTGCCTGCACAACTCGGGGGACACGCTGCAGGTCGGCGCCATCTACCTCGTCAAGCACAACGGCGCCGCCGAAGGTGCGGCGGCGAAGGCGAATCGCGTTTTCTACTTTTCCCTTGGGCCGAACGCCACCATCGATCGAAAGATCCCCGGCCTCGGCTGGGTGCTGATGAGCGAGCATGACTCCCTGCGGGGATTTTCGACCACCGCCAATGAGGTCAACGTGACCCTGAGCGGTGAGGTCGCCACGACATGAGTTTCCAGCTCTACAACAATAAGGTGCCCAACCTCGGGCTGCACGGCGGCGAGCCTCCGGAGTCGGACCTGTATGTGCCGGGCACGGGCGAGGACGTGGTCACGCGGGAGTCGAACGAGAACTTCCAGCAATATCCGGCCGGCAACTATGCGTCACTGAGCGGCCTCGATGCCCACGGCCGCTTGCAATTTCCCTTCATCTACATGGTGGGCGGCCTCGACCACCTACGCTCCTCGCACGACTTCCAGAACGAGTCGGACGGCAACCACAGCTCCCTCAGCGGCGGCGTCGGCTGGGTGGGCGACATCCAGATCGTGACGCCCACCTGACCCCTCCTCCCATGGCCGGCAACATCAAGGTCGTCACCGTCAACACCACCGACAAGGTCGGCATCCTCAACGCCCGCAACGCGCTCTTCGGCCGGACGCAGCTCGGCTCGGATTATCTGGGGGCCGTGATGGGCATGTTCTACACCTTCGTGCCGCTGGCCAGCGACGATCTGGCCTGCGTCAATGAGAGCATCCTCCCGGCCAGCTACCTCGACTGGTTTACGATCGGACTGAAAAATCACGCCAACGCCGAGCCGCCCGGCAAGGCCGGCTCCCAGTTCGTCGGATTCTGCAATACGTTGGACACGGCCACCAACCTCGTCCTCGCCAAGAACGACGTCGCCAGCGGCTCGCTGACCCCCAACACCCGTGCCTACGTCGTCTCCTGCAATGGCGCCACCACTCTCACCGCGATCAACACCGGTCTGTCCATTCAATTTCCGATCTTCTCCGCCACCAACGTCAACGCCTTCTTCGGCCTGAAGATCACGGTGCAAAATTACGGGCTGTCCACCCAGACGATCACCGTGGCCTACCTGCATGCCATCGGACCGCAGACCGATGTCAGTTCCGCGGCCCTGCGCACCGCCTGCTTCAACACGACGCCCGGCACCGCCCGCGTCCTCAACTGGTTCGCCGGCGGCGTGGCCCTGCCTTTGCCGGAAGCCTTCTGGGTCCTCAGTCCGTTCAACAACAACCGGCTCCGCGTCACCAACATCGATGCCTGGCGGATCGCTGCCTGATTCCCCCATCATTTTCCGCCTAGCCGGGCGGAACGCGCCTGATTGTTCGGGCTCTCATCAGCCTGCCTTGAGGGGCGCGAGTAATACCTCGGGGGTTAATACGGCCGCCGGCGGGCGCCGCAATGGTGAGACCGCCCTCACGCCCCGGGCCCACCGCCCGGGGCGTGTTGTCTCTGGCGCCAGCGTTCCACCGCGGCGCGCTGCAGTGGAGTGAGGAGCTTCGGATCCATTTTTGCCCAGAGATCGGCGCGCCGGCCCTCGAGCGACTGGCGCCGCGGCGCCGCCCAGTCGGCCGCGATGGCGGCCGTCTTCACGGCGTCGGCGTGGGGCACGGCGCGAATGTAGGAGGTGAACAGTACCTTGGCGCTGTTGCCCATCGTCTTGACCAGGGCATCGATGTCGCGGTGCAGCTCGTAATGGTAGGAGGCGAAGGTGTGGCGTTCGATGTCCTTTTCCCAGAGCTCGAACAGGCCGGCATCGCGCCGGATCCGGTTGAACTTGCGCACGGAAAAGAACCCCGGCGCCAGACGGAGTTCTTTGCAGCGGCGCAGAATCGCCGCGAGCTGGTCACTGACTTCGACGTTGCGGCGGCTGCGGCCGCCCTTGGCCTTGTTGACCTCGATCACCGGATGCGGCCCCTCGAGGAAGATATCCCCGGACCGCAACTGCACGCACTCGCCTGGCCGCACCCCGCATAGGGTGCAGATTGCGAAATGCGGAAGCATCTCCGGGCCCTCGGGGTCCGTCCACGCGGCATCGAGCAGGGCCTTGATCTGTTCCGGAGTGAAGATCGCCGGCGGATCCACACGCACCTTCGGGCGGATAAGCTCAGCCACCGGATTGATCGTCGCATGCTTTTCGCGAACGAGCCAGTCGCAGAACTGATTAAGGCGGTCATAGCGATCGCGTTGGCTGCGCGCCTCCAGATCGGCCGCATAGATCCATGCTTTCGCGTCCTCGGGTCGCAATCGATCAGTGCGATCAATCCGGCGTTTCTCGATGAACCGGGAGAACTGGCGCAACTCGCCGGCGCGATCGTCGGCAGTCGCCTCGAGCGTCTTGCGTTCCGCCACCAGGTGCGCTTGGAAAAGCTCGATCGATTCCGCCCAGGACAGGGGTACCAGCGGCCGGTAGTGCTCACGGAAGAAGTCGGCCGCCTGCAGGAGAGTGGTGCCCGAGGGCAGTCGTTTGCCGGCGAACTCCGCCTCGCGTACCCGCTCTTCTGGGAGCGACGTCAGCACGGCCGACATGGCGCTGGACTGCAGGTCGCGTGTCCGGTGATCGAACTCGGCGACCGCCTCCGGCCGGCTCGGGAAATTGATGCGCACCCGCTCGCCCAGCACGGTCCCCGTCAGCCGGTAGGAGATCGATCTGGAACGGTTCTTGAATGGCACGATCTTGAGTGAATGCAGGGCCTTCAT